CAGCTTCAGCGAATGGGTTTGCTTGTAAACCGTATCTGGTTTTGAACCCAATTTTTGGTTGGAAAGTATCTTGACCAACTGCTCTAACCATTTGTAGAGGTACATATGGGCAGTAGAATAAACCACTATCATATGGTGAAGTACCTTTATAACCACAAACGAAGTATTGGTTTGCAGCTTGGTTAGCAGAATATGGGTCAATATATACTTTATATTTACCATTAAGAACACCAGCAAAAGTGTTTCCTGTGTCATCAACAGAAAGATTGTTGTTTAACGCAGGAGCGTAATCTAATACACCAGCCATTTGAAGAGCAGAAGCTACATCAGATGAACAGATAATCATATTACCTTTACCTCTACGAGTTCTTTGTGCAATTGTGTTTGCTTCTCGTTCAACTTGGAACATTAAACCTTTGAATCTTTCAACAGACCATCTGCCGTTAGAATCAGTATCAAGGTCAAATATACCTTCAGTTGTTGTGTTAACAGAACCAGTGTTAGCAGAAGCACCTTTCTCAGCATTGATGTAGATAGTTCTAACTACTTCTCTGTTGATTTCAGCAAGAATTTCAGCAGACAAAATGTTTGCTAATTCTGTTTCTGCATCTAGACCATGAATTGCTTTAAGGTCTTGTGCAAGTTCCATTGTGTACTCAGCTTTTAGAGCTCTTGATTTTGCTGTTACAGTTGATTTCTCAATTGAGAACGCCATTTCAGCAAATGCATTTCCACTAGCGTCGCCAAGTGCTTCAGCAGCCGCAGTAGACATACCTGTACCGGTTGTATATGTACCAGCAGAAGGACTATCGTTCAACGCACTTGGGTTTGTTCCGTCGTGAGCTGTAGATGAGAATCCGTCAACTGATGAACCAGCAGCGTTTCTACCTGAGAAATCTGAATCAGCTTCATCAAATAATGCTTCTGTTCCAGACTGAGTTGAATATCTACTTCTCATTGCAAATATAAGACCTGTAGGACCTGTCATAGGTTGTACACCACAGATATCATAAGCAATAAGGTTAGGCATAGCTCTTCTAACTAAAGAAATTAGGATTGGATCCCAATTTGAAACACCAGCAGTATTGTTTACTGGCGCAGCTTCAGATAGGAAAGCTTGGTCTTCTTTAGAGGCCCTTTCTTGGTTCTCTAGGATGACCGAAGTAACGGCACGCTTATAACTATCCTTTACCTCAGGAAGGTCAGGATGGTCTAAGACTGGCTGCCATTTTTTTTCGTAAGTTTCAGATAAGTACATATCTTTGTCTCTCCTTTATTACTATTATTTTGACAACTTAATGTCTTTGGTTTTTGTAATAGCGGCCGTGTAAGCAGCCATCGCATCCGATAAATCAACATTTGCTGTTTCATCGCCTGCCGCTACATCATGAATATCATCCGAAGATGATTTCTCAGTTTTTTGCCCAAAGTATGATTCCTTAATGGTTTCTACTTTTTTTGCAAAATCTTCTTCATTAGAGTACTCAACGCTCTCTACTAAACTGTTAAACTTCTCTTTAGAAGTGTCAGCTAAATCTTTAGACGCTTCATCAATGATGTCCTGTCTTTTGAATTGGCCTACTTCTTTTTTTAGTTCTACAGATTTTTCAATTTCTTCGTTAAGTTTTTTCTCTAAGTCTTCTATTTTAGAAGCCTGGTCTTCAAGAACATCATATTTCTCATCAGGTACATCTATGTAATGGTCTTCAAATAATTTTTTCATACCATTAATAAAGTCTTCTGCGATTTCGCCCTTGATACCTCTTTCTAGAGCTAACTTGTTTTCATTCATCCATTCTTCAACTACATAGTTTAAGTATGAATCAACTTTTTCTGTAAGTTCTGCTTTAGATTTTTCAACTTCTTCTTCAAATTTTTGTGCGTACTCAGCTTCTAGTCTCTCTTTCTCTGCACTAACTTTTGAGTTAATTGCAGCTTCAAAGATTGTAGCAGCCTTTTCTTTAAATTCTTCAGATAAGTCAGCGTCGCCAACTAAAGCGTCAATGTCTTCCTTAACATTTAGGTCTTCACAATTAGAAGCTTTCAAAGATTTCTTTTTATATCCTTCTTCTTCCACTTCTTTGTCGTCCTTTTTGACTTCTTCTTTAGCTTTTGCTTCTTCAATATCTTTAGAATCTGTATCTTCATCTGCTTCTTCAGATTTCAAGTGTGATGGCTCTGCAGCCACTTGAGCACTTTTAGAAACTTCATCAGATACTTTATTAACCTTTTTACTACCGTCAGGATTACTGTCTGTAGGTTTAACTACTGGTGAACCTAAATCTTCATAATCAGTTTCAAGATGTGATGGTTCAGCCGCAACAGCATTCTTCTTAGGAGCATCCGCCATAGGATTAGCAGCTGCTTCTTCGATAGCTTCTGGTTGCATTTCTGATTCTGCCATTGAAAATCTCCTTTTTTTATAGTACTATAAAACTCCAAACTTTTTGAGTTTGGTATTATTTATAATATTATAGTTTTTTAATAAACGAATCAAAGATTTTTAGTTTTTGTTCTTCTAATTCTCTTTTCTTCGCTCTCATCATTTCCATCTTCCACGCCTCTACATCTTTTTCAATTAAGAGACCGTTATCCCATACCCACTCTTTTCCTTCCATAATGCCCTCTACGAAAGCTTCTGGCGCTGAAGGGTCGGCAACAATGTCAGCGGCTGTCGCTAAGTAAAAGTCATCTTTTACATAGTTTGCACCGTTGCGTTGTATAATGGAACCCATGCCTCTAGATGATACTCCTAATTGAGCACCTTCATCTATAAGATTTTTTACAATCTTACCATAAGGCGTGTCCATGATTTTAGCTTCACCAATAAAGTTATCGCCATCNGGGTAAAGTTTATTNACCATGTGAGATACTCTTTCCAAATTAACTGTTGGGCCATCTGGATGTCCTAACTCACCAAATGCACGATTTTTATTGATAAATTCTTTGTTGTATCTTGTTACTTCTTTCATCAAGATATCTTTAGGGTAAACTCTACCATTACGATTCTTGATGTTAGACTGTAAAAAAACACCTCTAATCTTGTATTCTTTCTTGCCGTTTTTTTCTTCTATAAGATATTCGGCGTTTGATACTTCTTCTGAAATTAATTTCATTAGTGTACTCTCTCTTTTTTTCTAATACTATTTATACAAACAATTACTTCTATATTAGAATTTTGTTATCTAAACTCTACAATTATACTGTAATTATCACCATTTGCAAAGTTTTTTGTACTTAACAGCACATCACCTGTTGGTGTTGTCGCATTATTTGGTATACTATTACCATCTGTTCTAAAATCCATGAATCCTTGTCCTGATAAAAATAATGCTGTCGCATTTGTTGTGCCATCCCAAATAAGTTCAACACCAGATTTACTATCAGATGTATTGATAGAATAATATACTTTAGATATAACCCTATTACCATCTTCAGACATAAAGGTTAATGTTGAAGCGTCAACTTTTTTAACCAAAGTTTCGCCTGTACCATCGGAAAAGTTTGTAAGTTTTGCTACAAATTTAACACCTGATGTATCAGCAATTGTCTGTGTTGTTACTAAATCTGCCATAATGTCTCCTAGCTATTTTCACCCATACCTTGTTTTTGTAATGTTAATAATGCAAAACCGGATGAAGCATTAGTTGTAATTGCCTCAATGTCTCCACCTGTTGCACCTGTATTGGTTGCTGTATTTTTAATTACTGCACCATAATAGTGGCCTGAACCACATAAGTTTATTGCCTCAACATCACTTGAAGCACCTTTAAATTCTAATTTACATTCTCCTAAACCTACACCATATACAATGTTTGTAATATGAAGTTTAGCTCCATCAGCATGCCCACTTAATCCTGAAGCATCCACGGCCGCAGCTGTTGTAGCGGCGTCAGCGTTCCAGGTGAGTAATACTTTGGCATGTGTTTTAGTATCTGATAAAATTTTAGTTGTAACTGCCATAGTTCCTTTACACCTCTGTTTGTTTTAATTGCTCTCTTACTTCTAATTCTATGTAATCTAACAATTGTTCTTTTGTTATATCATGTGAAGAAACTATTGTCTTCACACAGTCTTCTATATTTTCACAAAAATTATCATCTTGATAACTTCCATTATCATGTCTGTTGTCTAACATTTTATAAAACTCATTGACAGCCGTTTTTAATTTTGGCGACAATGATTTATAAGCAGATGAATCTACTAAATTGTAATCTTCAAATATATTACTTAGCTTCATCTGATGTTAAATCTATGTCTGCTTTACCATCATTTTGGATAGAAACAGAACCATCTTGATTAAAAGTTCCTGGTTCAGCAATTTCAGGTTTTGGGTCACTAAAAGCTTCTGCTTCAGATGGTATTGATTGAGCAGTACTGAATAATTGTCCTGCTAATTCTTTTCTTCTAGCATCCAAGTTATCTCCTACTTTTTGTCTTAAAGCATCCTTGAAAGCATCCCCAGCTTCAATGTTATTGCCATCGCCAAGTTTATCTATAAAGTTTCTTATTTCTTCACTCATTATATTTCATCCTCCATTGGGGTATCATCCATTTGAGCCGTAGGGTCTTGAATAATACCAGTATCAATTTCTTGTTTAATTTGTGCATCCATTTCATCAATTTCAGCGTCGCTTTGTTTGAGTATATTTTTTCTGATGTACTCAACACTATAAAACTTACCAATATAATCTCTCATTTCATTTGCTAACTGAAGTCTTTCTCTCATCATTTCAGTTTGTTTTAATTCTGCAAAATGACCATCTTGTAAGTAATCATAATTAATATTTTGATTAATCAAAGTCCAGTCTTCTTCAGAAATAACTTTCTTTAAGATTAATTGTGTTTTTAATAAATCGTTAAATAGTTCTGTAAATTTCTTTCTTAGTCTTTGTACAAATTTAGTAAATTTAAGTTCATCTCTAGTAATCTCACTAGCACGACCTAAATTAAATCCTTGTGAAGATTCTAATCTACTTACAGGAACATTTAATGAACGATATAGTTTTTTTTGAAAATATTCAATATCTGCAATTTCACCTAAGTTTTGGCCGCCTGGTAATGTAGAAATATCAGTACCTCTACCACCTTCTCTACTTGGCAACCAAAAGTCTTCAAGCATAGACATATAGTTTCTATCATCTCTAATTTCACCTGTAGAAGCGTCATAGACAAGTTTATTTCTATATCTTGCCATAACATCTCTTAGATATTGTTCTGCTTTTAGTTTTGGTAAATTGCCTACATCAATTTTAAAAATTCTTCTTTCAGGTGCTCTTGCTATTCTGTATATAACAACAGCGTCTTCAATCATTCTTAATTGATTAACAGGTTTGATTGCCTTATGTAAATAAGACATTACAATATTTTTTTGTTGGTCTACTAAACCTGATGGACAAAAAGCAATTGTGTCTGGTGCAATTTTTATACCACTACCTGATGTTGTGCCTGAAACTCCTTTTTCGTTGAATAGGTAATACTCTACATATTCATCTATCATTGTAAGACTGCCAGTTTGACCTTCTGGTCTTTTCTTTCTTACTTCTCTAATCTTTTTGATTTTTCTTGGGTCAATATATTTTAATTCTGTAATGCCCAATGTAGGCGAATCTCTATCTATAATTTTTTGATAATAGACACGGCCATCAACATACCATCTTCTGAATATGTCATGACCTTTTGTGTTAAAATGCATTAGATTTAATACATTTTTAAATTCTTCGTGAATTTTCTTTTTAACATCTTTGCCATAAGGTAAATTATCTGTATTTACTCTTACAGCATCCTTCAATTCATTAGATACAATAGCCTCATTAACAATGTCCTCAACTGCCATATCGCACTCGGGATGTAATGCTATTTCTCTGTATCTTCTTATTAAGTCTGCTTCACTCTTAGCAGTACCTTCCATATCAAGGTACTGGCCAAAATACCCGCCGGCGGCGACGGTTTGAGTTCCGTCATCCGCCTGGGTAGTCGTAAAGCTTTGCTTAGGGTCTTCTTCTTTTTTTACTTTCGTAATTTGAAACCCAAATAATTCAGCCATACTTTAACTCCTATATTGTATCAATTATTTATACGACCACTAGGTAGTTGTATTTGTTTCAAAGAATTGATACGCAAAACTAACATCATAAGTCTCTATTGTATCATTAGTATCATAGTCTAATGCAATAGAACCTATACTTACAGGATATGCTCCTCTTAAAGTAATTGACTTAATGGTGTTTCCGTTTCTGTCTAAATGGTCTACAAAAGCGTCAACTTGATAATCAGCTGGGTTAGTTAAACCTTCACCATCTGTCATGTTGTTGATACCATTTTGCCATCTTTCAAAAGCATTTCTTACTTTGAATGATGTATCGTTGTAGACTGTAATAGACCAATCTTCAAATGTTCTGTCTCCAGCAACTTTAATTTTACGACCTCTGAATCCAACATCAAATGAACCTATGGCCATAGCCGGTAAACTTGTTGCTTTACATAGAAACGCTAGGTCTTCTATTTCGCCACCAACTTGAGCGTAACCAGGGAAAGGCATTGTAACCTTAAACTGATTAGGTCTTGCACCACCGCCTGATAGTTTAGCTTTGAAATCTGATATATTTGCCATCTTTTTTCTCCTCTAAATTAACCAGCGACTTCTTCAAATGCAACACCTGTTCGTGTAGCAACGAATTGTAATGTAACAAAATTGATTGAACGAGCAGGTTTAACAAAAATCTCTGCTACAAATTCATTTCTATCTATTACATCGCCTGTATTATTTGTTTCATCACAAACTACTAAAAAGTCTGTAATCCCTCTACGACCTTGCACTTCTCTTAGGAAAGGTTCTACAATGTTTCTAAAGTTAGCTCTTGTAAATTCATCATTGAACTCAAAGAGTTGGAATTTAGAAGCAGTTGAA